GGCGTGACGCGCCATAGCTGCGCGGATGTCGCGCTCGCCCGACCGCATTCGAACCCGAATAGCGTAGAGAAGATCGGGGTGCGCGCCCGCTCTCTGCATGGCCACCGCCACGTAGTCGTAGGTGGATCTTGCGTGGGGGCGCTGCTTCGGACGCTGGAGCGTGGCCGCTCGCATCGCCGCCCGCATTTCTTCCAGCCGCTTCGTAGCGGGAGTCCGCGTCGCCCAGGCGACCGCCGCCGCGACATCGTAGTAGTCAGTGCGATTGGCGTAGCGCGAGGTGTGATGCCACTCACCGTCATGCGTATCGCGGAGTGCGACCCTTGCGGCCAGCAGCGTCACCTTTTTGCCCGCCGCCTTGCAGAGTTGCCGCACGCGCGTGGCAGCCTGGCCGAGGGGCAGCCTACCGCCCGCTCGCGCATCCTGGCAGCGGGGCGAATATGATGACTGTCCGTCGGTGTATACGACCGCGCGGTCTCTCATTTTTTGCTTCCCTTCCTGGGCGTTCGCCTTGCATTCGTCCCAGCAACGAATCTAGAACAAACCAGCTACTCGTGTCAAGTGAAATCTATGTACTAGTACCTAGTTTCGCAAAAATAGTTATTCCCATACGGCAGTCAAAATGCAAGTGTGAACAAATAGACACACCCCGTATGCCATAGTAGATGACAAAAAATGTCACTTGCAAGTGACACAAAATGTCACCCATGTGACAAAAAGTGTCACTGTGACAAAAAGTGTCACTTGTGTGTGCGCCAAAAGACCCATAGACTCATACGGCACCCAAATCGTGAAATCTTCGCAATCTATTAAAATCCATATATGAAAAGATGTACCTAAACTAATCTACTACTCCTCACCTATTGCTCCCTACCACGAGTGGGCCGACGCGCGCGCAAGTGACACAAAATGTCACCCAATGGATACCAGTGCTGCCTTCACGTCATGCTCGGGAATGGCTTATGGGGGTGATGTACTCCGCACTGTTGCTTGTATCTATGTGATAGCAAGGGACTTACTTGAGTGTGTCCTATAAGATGTATTATGTTAACTTGGCGGTAGGTACTAGTACGGGTACCCCAAAGACATGGGGTGGGTATTGCTAGTGCAATGCAGGCTACCGCCACACACCGCTGGTAAAATTTCAAAAATTATTTTGAAAAATTGCGGTAAGTCCTGTATGCTCTGCTTGTTACGCACCTATTCATCGTTGCCGTGTCGATGGTCACGTCTACGGTGGCCTTGGCGATGTTCTTGTCGTCCATCTGTATCGTGCCAGTCACCTTGCTGAACTCGCTGCGGACGGTCGAAATCCCCAGGTGGCACACAGCTATGTACAGTAGAAGCGCATCTACTCGCCGACGTGCGCAATATCGTGCGCTGCAAAGTCAGTGCCGTCTGCCGTCACGATGCTGGCCGCCGAGACGCGGGGGACCAGCGCGCACGGGGAGCTGGGTCGGGGTTGTTCGTCTCATAGACTGCGCCGGTGATCGTTTGCTCCCAGCGCGGCGAGCTTTTCCGTTTGCAGGAGCTTCGAGTGGAGGACGCGCTGCGCTGTAAGGCCGTGGTGGGGTGGATGGTTTGGTATCACTCGCGGCTTGCGTCTTGCTAGCGAGTAGATGTACTGTGTGCTTGCAAGGGCACCCCGCCCATCGCCGCTCATGCGGCCTGCCTCCTCACTCCCAATGGGATGGTGGGTGCCCTTGCCAATTATGGCGGATGCCACTCGGGAGGACACATGAATTATAGTGCGTGGGGACAGAGCGCGATCCGATGGTTGAAGAAAGCGATTGCCCTGCATGAAGGGCATATGAACGGTTCCGTTCCGACGAGCAGAGAGTCTCAAAAGGAACTGATGCGGCAATTGAGAAACGCGCTCACTGTGTTAGAGGAGGACGGACTGCAAGGTGGAGGTGTTGAGATGCCTTCTGGTGATGTCATGCCGCTCTTCGAAGCTAGGAGACTCCATTCTGGCAAGGGCGGTAAGATTGTTCGCAAGAAGAAACAGGCGAAGGCGATTTTGCTCAGTTACCTTCGCAGAGAGGGACGCAGTGTTCCGGCGTATAAATCCGGCGGGCGAATGGAGAAGATGTGATGGTGCGCTATCAAGCAACAATGGTGGGGCTTGGATGTGATAATGAAATTGTCGGCCTTAGCTTCAAATAGAGGAGCTTTGAAAAACGTGACCAGGTATTTCGATCCCGCCACCCGCAGCGAGCGCATCCGAAAGTATGCCGAACTCGCCGCTGTGCCGCCCCCGCCTCCGACGCTGGAAGAGATTGCCGAGCAAGAAACCGAAGCCATGCTTGATAAGTGGCAGGCTGCGCCGCCGCGAGGCCGTGGCAGGATTCCCAAAGGTGAATCCCCGGTCAACGAACGCATGACCAAGTTTGTCGTCGCCAAGTATCTTGAAGGATTTAGTTACCGGGACATCGCGCGCGACTGCCGAATCAGTCCGCAAACCGTCAGCAACATTCTGCGTAAGAGCAACATCACTCGCATCATGGAAGTATCGAAGTCGCGCATCGCTGGGCTTATCCCCAAGGCGGTGGATGTTGCCGAGATTCATCTCAACAACAACGACAAAGAAGTTGCCATGAAGATTCTTGATAAATCCGGAGCCTTGAATGTCGATCCAACAAGCCAGTCTGGTGGGCAGTTTGGGGGGGTTACGATCAATCTGGGATTCCTTGACGCCGGACGAGCGAAGATTGTTCTTGCATCACAATCCACAAGCGGCCCCGATAGTGGACCCATTGACGTGGATGCAAAAACATACGAAAACAAAGGATGAACAGGATGCGGAGCACCCATATAAGCCCTTTCCCATGCGTGCGTATTTTGCTGACATCGCTGCGGCATGGAAAGCTGAGCCTGTCTTGCTTATTGAGAAATCCCGCACACTGATGGCTACGTGGTTCTGCGCGGCTCTCTGCCTTCATGCGGAAATGACGGTTCCTGCAACAACCGCGATTTTCATGGCGCAGGACGAAGAGCGATCCTTGATTCCGCTTGACTATTGCTGGACGCTTTGGGAGCAGCAGGACGAATATCTCAAGCAACTTTGGCCCATTGATCGCCCGCGTGATAAACAGGCGTATAACATCATGGAATTCAAAAATGGCTCGCGTGGTGTTGCGCTGCCCGGTAAAAATCCCGATAAGATTCGCGGCTACCACCCGACAATTGTTTTCTTCGATGAAGCTGCGGATCATGAAAAGTTTGGCGAGGCTTTGGACGTCGCGTTGGCCACGCGGGTTCCTAAGATGGTCGCTATTAGCAGCGTCAAGCCATCTGATTTCTGCGAACTGACGCGGCCCGCGCAGGAAGTGGAGTGGCCTTACGCATGAGTCCAACCAAGGGTGTAACGCTTCGCCGTATTCCCGCTGGCTGCCCTGGTGCCGGAATTGGCGTTCTTCGCGTGCATTATGACGCCGATGCTTCCATGACGCCAGAGCGCATTGCCGCTCTGCGCGCCAAATATGCAAGCGAAGCCAGATGGATGCAAGAGATGGAGATTGACCCTTGGGCCACCGAGGGTGAGCTGATGTATGGCGAGTACAAGCCGGACGCCGTGGACTGTGATCCCTTTGATGTCAGCAATCCAAGTGAGTGGAGTGTTTGGATGGGTTGCGACCCGCACATGAGAACCCCGCATGGATTTCTGTGGGAGGCTTTCTCGCAGAGTGGGGACAGTGTGGTGTGCGGCGAGCTTTGGCCCAGCGAGCAATATAGCGTCCGTGAATATGCCCAGGTTATAAATTGGATTGAGTCCGACAGTCACGTCAAACCGCACTCGTTTGGATGGTCTAATGGCCATCATCTTCGTACTATCAAGCGCATCATGGACACTCACGGTTCGGCAGCCAACAGCGACGAGGGTGGCGACTTTTTCGAGGCGTATCGCAAACATGGTTTATCATTCTATCCGGCGCTCAAGAGTCAGCAGTCGCTTGCTGCCGCGAGGGACGCAATTGGTGAGAGAATGCTGCCCTCCCCGGCCATGACCACGAATGGGGAGATGATGATTCCACTGTCCCGCGTGTTCAAGACCTGTGTTGAGTTGAGGAACGAATATGCCAATGTTCGCTATCCTTCTGGAGTCGTTGAGCGGCCAGGACAAGAGAAACCCAAAACCTACCGCAAGCATTTGATTGATGCTCGCCATTATATTTGGACCGCGAGGCCCAGTTTTGTCCGTCCCGCGATGGGCGGCTTGTTCGATGAGTTCGTTCCCGTGTATTCTAGCGTCGGCTACTAGAACGTCCACTGGACGCGGCTATTAGCAACGAGGTGATTCATGCCCGAAGTCACAAACCCCAGCCAATATGTCGAGGAATGCATAGCCCAATACACAAAGTCCCGTGATTGGTTCAACGACAACTACTATGGTGAATTTGCGGAGATTTATCGTTCGATAAATTGCCGTGTCAAGCCTCTTCTCGACAAGAACAACAAGGAGATCACGAATCGTACCAACGTCGCCCTTCCCGACCATTTTGTCATGCGGCGTAAGAAGACCGCGAGACTAGCCGCGTCTCCGCCAAACTTGCGGGTTCGTGGAGGTACCTCGCAGGAGCAACGCGACAAGACAACGGCGTTGGTGTACCGTCAGTGGGACCTTGGCGGTTGGCAGCGGGTCTTGCGCGGAGTAGTAGACGGTTGCACGACGTTTGGCTGGAATGTCTCGAAGACCTGGTGGAACAAAGTTGAGACCAACAAGCGGCTGCGCCGCAAGACCTCGACCCTCGACCGTGCAACTTCGATGCGGCTTCAAGGTGCTCCGCAAGACGAGATTGACCAAGCGATTGCTGAGTTGGGCCCCACGCATGATGAGACAGAGCTGGCTCAGCTCCTTGCACAATTCGGCCCCGAGGTTAGCCTCAACAATCCCACCTTGAAGTATGAAGGTCCCGTCGGGCAGGCGCTTTTCATCGGCGATTGTTATCCAGAGCCTGGTTTCCAATCGCTTGATAAATCCGCTTACATCATCGAACATAGCGAATGGGACACCGCGCGTCTTGTTTATTATGCCAAGATGCAAACGGTTGACGAATCCGGCCAAGTGATCCCCGTCTTTGACCTCGGGGCGGTTGAAAAGATGGTTGATGAATCCGACGGCGCTGGGTCAACGGCCACGCGAGAAAAGGAGCTGCGAAAGATTCTACGCGATGCCATATCGCAGACCGAGCCTCGCTTGACCGCTCAACTTCGCGGTAAGCGGTACGACATCCTCGAACGGCACTCTATCCAGGACGACGGGCGCATTAGGATTGACTGGATTGGAGAGCAGGGTTACTACCTAGGTGGAATGTACTATCCCTGGGATACCTATGGCAAGTACATCTACCGGGAACTTGTGCTGATTCCCGACCTGCTTGGCGGCATAGGTCAGTCAGCTATTCGTGCCAGCCGTTTCCTCATGCAGCTTCGCAATGCCCGCGCCAACCAAACCAGCGACTTCATCAACAAGAAACTCCGTCCTAAGTTCAAGGTGCTCGACACCGCCGATGTTCAAGATTCCCACTTCGAGCGCGCCGATTGGAGTGGGATGGCGGTCAAGAACATGGGGGACATCGAGTTGCTGTTTGACCCTACCTTCCCGCCCGAAGCATGGCAGGATCAAGCCATGCTGAATCGGGAGATGCAGCAGGTTGAACCGCTCATCAATGATTTTGCATCCGGGACGGAGACGATCCCGTCCAGTGGACGGCTGGCCACGACTGCAGTGTTCCAACAAAAGTCCGCCGACTCCGTTACCGCTGATGAGTTAATGCAAATCAATCTGTATCTATACGATCAATTAAATCTCAATCTCGCAATGACCCAGCAGCAAATGAACGAGCCGATGACGATTCAGAGGGGTGAGACGGATAGGATTGATGCGCTTTCGCTGTTCTCAAACGGCGAGGCTCGCAGCATCGTGGTTGACCCAATGGAAATTCAAGAAGACCTTGAACTTATCCCCGAAGCCGGGTCAACGCTGGCCGCTGACGATGAATTCAAGCGCAACACATTGTTACAGGCATTCTCGCTGGCCGCAGCTAATCCCGATGTGTTCAACAAGCGGGCCTTCGCTGGGCCGTTAGCTTCCACGATTCCGGGCATGAAGCAAGCTGATGCTCTGTCGGACCCCAATCCGCCACCGCCGCAGCCGGAGGTTCGTTTCAACGTTTCCGTGGCTGTTAAGTGGACTGAACTCCCGGCGGATGTGCGAGTCGCGCTGCTGAGCACTGGCGGATTGCCCACTGCTGGAACTTCCGCTCAGGCTGTGCTAGACTTGACTGGGAAAGTAAATGAGGCAGCGGCTCATGCCGCTGAATTGGAGGCACCCCCTGTTGATGACCCTAACACAAAGACAAGCATTGGCGGCGGTGGTGGAGGAAAACTCCCTTACCCTAAACGCCCTCCAAGCGGCGTTGGAGCAGGAAGCAGGTAATTGGGAGCAGCGGGCCCTAAGCGAGGTGTTCAAGTCCGCTGATAAGAGGTCGTGGGATCGAGTAATCGAATACGCTTCGCGGGCGCAAGCCTATCGTGGAGTAGTTGGGGTGCTGGCAAGGGAAGCCGGGAGGCAGCCAGATGAGTAAAATATATATCTTCTACCCCAAGACAATTCAGGCTGCATGGTCCCTCTGCGAGGGAATGGCCGAGGCGCTGCGGCGCATGGGGCACAATGTCACCAATTGTCCGGCTCCAATGGCTCCCAGTGGGGATGTTGTTCCCATCTCGCTTGTCGAGAAGTTGAAAGCCGAATTCCCAACGCTTGAATCGCTGTCAGCCTGCGATGTCATCTTCATCAGCGGTCCCGAGCACATTGCTACTTGGATTGATGCCGTTTATGGTGCCCTAGAATGGCGCAACCTCGCGGTCCCGCGAGCGTCGTTTTACCATGAGTCCAGCAGCCGTGCCGACGGCCAGCAAATTGACTTCCAGCAAGTATTCTGGGTTGGCAGTGAACACTTCTTTCCCGCCGTGCAGGACGCCGAACTGTACGACCAGGAGCAATTCGTTGGCGGACACGCTCATTGGAGTCCGTTCGCGGTTGACACGGAGGTATTCAAGCCCAGGAATAACACATGCATTGCCAACAGCACCATCGGTCTCGGTTTCATTGGTTCTATCTATGGTCTTCGCATGTCCTTCCTCGAAGCCCTCAATCGTTTCGAGCATCCCCCGCTCAAGCTAGGCCAATGCAACTATCAAACCATTGATGGCGTCGACATTCGCCGCTCGATGGAGATGATGGCCGTTGATATTCGGCGCATGAAGATATTCTTCAACCTGCCGTCCTTGTCGCTGTTGTTGGTAACGAAAATCGCGGAGGTCATGGCATGCGGAAATTTCTTGATGACTCCGCTGCTTGGCACAATGGGCAGTGGCCATAAAAATATGGTTTTGTTCGAGAGTGGGCGCGACCTTGTTTACTACCGAGCGGGCAATGTTGCTCAGACTGCGCGCAGTCTCATGGAATGGTCAAAACCAGAACATGACGCCGAACGCGAGGCGATTGCACGCGCTGGCATGGTGCGAGTTCACCGGGAGCACTCACTGGAGACTCGTTTGACATGGGCGCTTGAAAAGATGGGAGTCGTGACGTTGGTGCAATAGCATGGCTGAATTCAAGTTATGGACCGGCGAGTCTGTCTATCACTCGCCTGAGTTCCACGCCGACCGCGGGGTTGCCGACCATATCAACGAGCCTGGCCATAGAGAGCGTCTTGTGGAAGCTCTAACACGTGTTGGCGAACTTGTTTCCATCCATCCTAGCATCAAAACCCTGTCTGACTGGGGCGCGGGCAATGGCGGTCTTTTACACGAAATCGGGCGGCAATATCCTCAATTAAAGTGTTGGGGCTATGACCTCATGCCCAAGAATGTGGAATACGCACGCGCCATCTATGACGCGGATGTGACCTACCAAGACTTTACAGACCTCAAGTCCAATTGCCGCGCCGGGGATGTTATGATCCTCACGGAGATACTCGAACATCTTGTGCGCCCGCACAATTTGCTTCTCCATCTGCGATTGGCTGCTCCAGCAAAGCCAGCGTTCCAGCCACTGCCGCGCTTTGTCATTGCGTCGTCTCCAGCCTTCGAGACCCCGGATAAACACTACGAATATCATCAATGGGCATGGACCGGCGAGAGCTATGGCAAAATGTTTGAGAGGGCAGGATGGCAAGTCAGGATGCACTACGTCATCGCCGCGTGCGGAACTCAATTTGTCATAGCGGAGAGACATGGGTAGAAAGCACAAACACAGGCGGGTCGTTCGGGCAGCCGGTATCCTTGCAGTGCCTGTCAAATGTTCCTCTACTTCTGCTGGATGCCCAAGCTATTTGATTTTCTCAAGAATGACTTGGTTTATTCTTTTGCTTGTTGCTGGCACGACCATGATTGTATTCGGAATTTATGCGTGGTGGATCAAATGACAAACTCAACCCTGCCCGGACTTGACATTCCTAATTACATTCTGCGGCCTCCGGAGGTTCGCAGCAAAGCGCCGAATACCGCGTTGATAACGGGGAGCGCGGGTTTCCTTGGGAAAGCGGTGGTGCCAGCACTATATAAGGCTGGTTATGCTTTGACTACAATAGACCCCCGCAATGATGGAGACTGCTTATTGGGAAGCCGTCACTATCAACATCGCTGCACGTTTCAGAATTGGTGTGAAGTGCGCAGATGGCCGCGAGACGAAGAGTTTGATGTTGTTCTCCACCTTGGGGCCAATCTCACCAAGTCCAACATTGACTCCCGCAACAAGATGGGCGTCGCTGCTTTTGACGACATCACTCTTGACTATGCGATGGCGCAGTATCTTGAACGCTGGCCGCCTCGCCAGCGAGCCGTATGGATGTCTTCCTGCGCAGTGGATGCTAGAGACACCGAAAACTACGCATTCGTGAAATACGTTGGCGAGCGATTCGCCACGACGCTTGCGCAAAAGGGAGTGCCAATCACAATCCTGCGCCCGTTCAGCGGATATGGTCCTGGTCAGTCGCTTGAATATCCATTCCCCGCGATTCTCCAAAGGGTTACGCGCCATGATGACCCTGTTGCGATATGGGGAAACACGGAAACTGTGCGTGACTGGATTTATATCGATGATCTCGTGCGAGCGATTGTGATGGCAGTTGAGGGCGCGTTCCCAATAGGCGAGGCAATTGACATTGGAACTGGCGATGGCAAAACGTTCGTGGAACTCGTTCAAATAATGAGCCGGGCTGTCGGCTACCACCCAAAAGTCCACACAGCCGCTGGAAAACCAATCGGTTCTCTCTATCGTGTTGCCGACATCAGCCGTGGTGAGGATTGTGGGTTTCACGCCGCTATCTCGTTGGAGGATGGCATCCACCGGGTCATCAATTCTCTAAAATGAAATCCTTAAAACCTCGCACTAGCATCGAAGGAACGGCGCATCATGCTTCTCTTCCCATTCGTGTTTACGAGTGGGACGATGTTCACAAGGAGCGCATTGCTAGGTCCCGTGAATATCTTCATCGCGCCATCTCCACGTTCCCGATGACCAGATGGCCGCTCCTGATAACCGAGTTGTGCTGTGGAACTGCTGACATTAGCGGCCACGAGGCAACCACGCACAATATCATGGGTTATGACTGCAACCGCGAATCACTCAAGAAGGCGCTAGAACGCTTTCCCAATGGTCTCTTTCAGCACGCCAACGTTGAGGAAGTCGAGCCCCACAGTTCCAGCATCCTCGTTCTCTGCGAGGCCCTTGAACACATAAGCGACCCCGAAACGCTTGCGAGGAAGTGGCTCTCCCGTTCCTTTGCTGCGATTATCTCTCATCCCATTGATGGCGATGTCGGCGGCGATTTATCGGGCGGCGATCACCAATGGTCCTTCTCCGAGGATGACCTCAAGCATTGGCCGTCCCTTGGCGGTCACAAGTTGGTCTCCCATGAGATATTCCCTTTAGGTGGCTACCGCATTGGCATCGTCTATTCCTTGTTGAGCTAGGACGCTTGCGCTCCCCTTTGTTTGCCTGTACACTCTACACCGTAAAGTGCTTTGGGTAATCCGCGACGAGCGTGACTAGCCCATCGTTCAGCAACCAAGGAATACTATGTCCACAGCCGCGACGAGCGCAGTAACGGTGGTTGACGAAGCCCCCGTGACAGGACTGAGTGACCTCATCTCGCAGCAGACGCCCGAAGCTCCCGCTGACTCCTCCGACTCTGGGACGCCAGCAGCGGATACTGAAGCGCCAGCAACTGATGTTGCCTCACCAGAGCCGCTCCATGATACCCCGGACCCCCTCGACGAAAGCTCCATCTTCCCGCAAGACGGGGAGACCGACTTCGCGGATTCCGTATATCAACGAGCCGCCGAACACTATTCCAAGCAATTCAATGTGACTCTCTCCCCAACCGACCCGACCCATCGTGCCCTGTTAAAGGAAATCATTGAACGAGGGCAAAAAATCGCTTCTAGCCAAGCCACAACCGACGAGGTTGTTGACGAGCCCGGCGAAAGCGATGCCGTGGAACAACCACCTGCAGTTGACACACCCGAAGATGAACAGAAGTTCTTGGATCGCACCTACGAATACGCTGGGAAGATGATTCGCCCGGCGGTAGCAAATGTATTTGCCAAGAACGTTCTCACTGCTCTATTTGGTTCGGATGCCGCGAAAGACATGAAACCAGAAGGCGCTGTAAGATTCACGCAGGCCCTCACTCATGGCTGGATGCTAATGGCGAATGACATGCTTCCACAGCTCATTCCCAATCTCATCAAGGGATATGTCGGTGATAACTTTCCAATGCTGGCCGACATGCATTCCGACACCATTCAACAGAGAGCCATCAAGGACTTGTCAGCCACCAAGGATAAATCGACTGGTCAGCTTCGATACCCCGGGCTCAACAAGATGCTTGAGTCGGGGGCCATTGAGTCCGTCTATGCCGAGAATCCCGAACTGCGGGGTGGTCAGTTCTACGACCCCAAGACTGGAAAACCCCTATCCGCGTTGGACAACCGCAAGCGCGAACTTCACGTTGTCTACATGATGGCCCGGGGGCAGCAGGTGAATCCAGCTCTTTTGCAGCAGGTCGCGGAGAAAGGCAAGCAGAGAGCACAAGAGGCGCAGCGAAACGCTCGCGCCGGTAATCTGGCAGCCGGAGAATCGAAAGGCGCTTTCCCCGCCGGTGGTGATTACTTCGATGAACTCCTCGCCCATGATTCAAACAGTCCACGAAATAGGTGGGCTGCGGCAGTCAAACCAAGCGAGGCATTCAATCTTGCTCAGCAGCGGCGTGCGGGACGGGCCTAAACTCTAGGAGCCACAAATGGCCGTAAATGTAGTCTCGCGTTCATTCAATCAAGCAGTTAATGAGAATGTTCAGCGGCGGGTATTCGTTGGGGAGCGTGACATTAAGCTCAACCCCGATGTAACTCCGCTGCTGACCATGACCACCAAGGCCGGGAATCGCAAACCAGTCAACTCGACTCGTATCGAATGGGTTGAAGACGACTTCGTTGGATATTGGGGCCAGGTATCGGCTGGCAGCACCAACATCGACTCGGTTACAACCGGCGTTCCTGTTGTAGACATCACTCTCTTCGCGGTCAGCGATCTTATCGCTGTTCCAAAGGCGGACACATCTAGCGCGGCGGAGGAGATTCTTCGCGTCACGGCTGTTGCGGGTACCACAACCGGCACCATTACTGTTTCCCGTGGAGTTGGCGGGTCTGGTGCAGATACCATTGGGGCCACTCAGGACCTTCGCATCCTCGGCTCGGCGTTCGCGGAAGGCGCTTCAATTGGCACCGTCCGTTCAACGAGCAAGGTCGTGAAGGTTTCCTTCACAGAAATCTTCCGGCGTCCAGCCAGAGTCACCAAGACAATGGTTGCGCAATCACAGTACGGCGTCGAGAACGAGCGCAAATACCAACAAGAGAAGGCGCTTCAGGAACTCAAGCGAGAAATTGAGAGCATGGGTTTGTTTGGCCGCGCATCTGAAACGCTTGCATCTCCTGGAACCATTCGTACTACGATGGGCCTCAAATCCCGCATCACGACCAACATCGTCAATGGCTCGACAACTCTTACCGAAACAGGGCTCCTAAGCTTTGTTGAGGGCGTCTTCGATGATTACTACAGCGGGCGGGAGAAGTTGTTTCTTTCGTCCCCCAAAGTCATCTCCGCCCTTGATTTCTTTTCCAATGGCAATCTGCTCTATGGTCCTTCCGAGACGACGCTGGGTGTCAAAGTCCAGCGTTATCAGTCAACACACGGGCAACTGCTCGTCACCCGTGATTTGCTGATTCAAGATGGACCCCTTGGAAACATTGGTTGGGGTGACGAAGCCTTTGCTATCGACATACCGTCCATCGAGTTCCACCCATTGTCAGGCCATGGTGAGAACCGCGATACTCACCTTTTGCAGGATGTGGCCAAGAATGGCGATGACGTTTACGCCGATGAGTGGCTGTGCGAAGGCGGATGGTCCATCCGCCATGAAGCACGGCATGGCCGACTCTACAACGTCCAGGGATACGCTTAAGCAATGGCGTACTAACCGCGAGGGAGGAGATGTAACTCTCCTCCCCGCAACATAAAACTAGGAGGCAATCAATGTCAGCAGTCGTGGAAGCACCGGTTCAACAAGAGGAAGTTACCTTCTTTTGTAGCATGCCTGGCTCGGATGCTGACCATCCTTTTGTCCCTTGCGCACAAACAATTGTGTGGGGTGGAGGACGCGATAAGGATGGTCATGGAAACATCTATCAACGGGCGGGCAACGAGGTGCGATTCAGTCGGCTTGGTGTCTATCGCACAGCGGACCCGGGGGTTATCGCTCATATCCGCGCTTGCGCCAAGAATCCCTCGTCCGGCATCACCGAGGACAAGGAAGTTTTTTATGCTCGCACGCTCCCGGCGGTTCGTCAAGCCGAACGTCTCAAAGTTCAATATGAGGCCGCGCTTGCCGAAAAGAATCGCTTGATGGAGCAACTAACCAAACAGTCGGACGCTGCCAAGGCAAGATAGCCGTGGTTGGCCATCGTTGTCCCAAGACGCTTGCTTGGTGGAGCCATCTCCAGAACCGCATCGTGTGGGGTTGCTCGCAATGCTACAGCAACCCCAAGGTTCCACAAGACAAGAAGCTCTACACGGGAAGAAAAATTTGGCGCGAAGACCAGTATGCCACTAGAGAGCAGATCAAAGAAGCGAATTACAACTTCGAGCAGCGGGTGAAGGCACAGGTCGCTGAGAATTTCCGCACCATGCGGAAGTCCACGCGCAAGGCGCTCTATGGAGGATAGATGGCTGCTGTCTCAATCATCATCCCAAGTTACCATGATTTAGCCCAGCAAACTCGAACATCGCTGACCATGATGGTTCACGCAACACAGTGCTATTGCGGAGACCATGAACCGTGGCTATGTACTCGCGGGAAGCACGACATTATATGGCTCCCGCAGCTTGGATCGTGCGTGATCCACTGGGCGCGCAATCAAATGATTTCGTTGGCGCTTCACGGCCCTACTGGTGGCCGTCCTGGCCGTCCCCCCAGCGAATACTTCCTGCTCATGGATGATGACATGCTTGTTGAGAAACACTATCTTACTCGCCTGTTGCAGCACAAAAAGGACATTGTATCGGGTATCTGCACCGTCCGCCGAGACCCCCCTGTTCCGACCATTCGTTTCTGGAGCAAGGAGCAGCAGCAATACCTCGAACCCTTCGAGTGGGATTGGCACTCACAGAAGCTCATGGAGGTGGACGCTAACGGAGCGGCTTTCATGCTTGTCAAGCGCAAGGTGCTTGAAGCAATGAAGCAAGCTTATTTCGAGTGTAAGTTCGAGCGCGAAGCCGATGTTCACAAGGGGTATGATAAAGACAAGGTTGACATCTACTGGAACGCTAAGTCGGCGTTGCGCCGCAAACGATTCGACGGCGCTTCCGGCGGCGATGCATGGAAACAGAAGGATTGCTGGTGGTTTGAGTTTCTCGATAATGTCGTGCCTATGCAGTGGGGCGAGCTAGGCGAGGATTTGTCGTTCTGTTGGAAAGTTAAGCAGCTTGGCTATCGCATCTGGGCCGACCCGCAGATATTGCCGGGTCATATCGGGATTTACGGCTATAGCGTGACTGATTACCATGAATGGGTCGAGCGGCGTAAAAATGAGGGCCGCACCGCCCAAGTCCAGGAACGCGACATCAGTGTCGAAGAGCCAGAAACAACGGCGGTGACGTAATGCCTTTATCTATCAGCGAGACTATCAAGCAAGCCCACGACGCCACCGAACACAGAGTCAAACAAGAGAAGTTCGACCTGCGTTTGGAGCTTATTCTTGGAATTCAGGAATTCTTGCATGAGAATCGCTTCTGGTGGGCGCGGAAGACGGCTAGATTCACGACTGAAGCCAATGTCGCTACCTACGACCTCACCTCGAACGCAATCGCCAATGCGCCCGATGTCGAGGAGGTTATCGCCGTCTATCGAGTGGATAATTCGGCGAACCCATCGGAGATGACCCCCATTCTCGCGGATGCCGATCAAATTATAGCCATTGAAAATATGGTTGCTGCTCCACCCTCGGCATGGATGAAGGAACCTGGGACTTGGAACACCCTGCGGCTTGGCGCTCCTGCTGATGGCGTGTATCCCATTCGTTTGCTCTACCACGCCGGGGTCGATACAGGCAGTAGCGATCCAGCCGAGCCTATCCCGCTTATCCCTGCCCCGCTTCACTATGGCGCGGTCATCATTCTCAAGCGGCGCATCCTTGATTTCCTTTACGGTCAAAAAGACCCGCGTTATCTTACAGCTAATATGCAATACAATATATTTGTCAAGAATGCCTCGCGCAAATCATCCTTTTCCGCTCAGCACATGCGGACCTTCTCATCCGGCGATGCGGTTCAGGCTTACGGCTAATGCCAACGGATAATGTCCATGTAATCGCGTTCGGCGGCGTTGACGACCAATCCACGCCCGTCAATTATCCTGCCGGGCGTTCCGTTCGCTGCAAGAACTGGACTCCACAGCGCAACGGTTCTCTGCGGCTGCGTTTTGGTTATACCAAGCCAGCAATGAGCACCGTGGACACGTTCCTCTCGCAGCTTCACAGTGCCATTTATTACGAACAGTTTAATGGAACTCAATATGTGCTGTATTCGGGGGGCGAGTTTGGTTTTACGCTTAGACGCTTGGCTATCGCCAGCGGGGCGGTAACAACTGTCGGTGGTGCCGGGGAGTTTGCTGGCAACCGCTGGGGGCACTTCCGCGCCAACAACCGTATTTTTATCGGCGATGGAACATATGTTAAGTCCTATGACGGCGCCACGTTGCGGGAGTTTGGAATCCCTGCACCATCCGCAGCACAGGTCAGCGGAGCCGCCGTCAGCTTTTCAACAGCGACAGCGGGTAGTTTCAGCACCGCCAACCCAAGTCTTGTCGGCTTCCAATTTTATATGGCCTACTATAACCCCGCCACTGGTCATGTAGGTAATCGCGCCGCCATTGGTGCTCGCACTACGGTGCCGGGCTCGGGCCGATCCGCCGTATTAACAGGATTGCCAAATCTGACAGCATTGGGGGCCGATCAAGAATGGCTTAAAGCAATTGGAATGACCGCCGAGGGCGGCCAAGTCCCTTATTGGCTGCTTAATTCTACCGGCAGCCGCGTTGTCGTCAGCAACACAGGAACAACGGCTACCATCACGCTGCCAAACCTTGATTTCACTGCGGAGCTTCCCACCCGCAATGCTATCGGTTCCGGGTTCACTGCTTTCGCTAAAGTCGGTACCCGCATCTTCGGCATCAAAACAAACGATCCCTACGTCTATTATTGCGAAGCTGAGGAAGATGCTGTCAATGGATTCTTCGTTGGCCGCCCGGAGGAGTCATGGCCCGCCAACAATGCCGAAGCGTTCCCCGTAAACGAGGTCCCCATCGGCATCCATGCCCACGACTACAAGGGATGGTTCTTTTCACGCAACTGGCTGCTTTTGTGGGATGAGTCCATGAAACAGCAGCTCACATTGCCTTGGGTTGGTCCATGGCAAGTTGGAATCGCTGGGCAGCGAGCGTTTGTTTCAACGCCCTATGGCCCCTTTTGGGTAACGGCCAACAAGCAATTGTACGGGTTTTCGTCCGGCCCTATCGACATGGGTAACGAATACACCCGCACGCTGCTTGCACGCATTGGAAATGCTTATCTTGGCAGCACTGAAATGACGTATCATTGCGATCCTGCCAAGGGAATTGAGCACATAAAGGTTCTTTGCTGGGATAGCAGCGGGACACCATTCATCATCATCCATGACTTCAAGCTCAAGGATGAAAAGTCTCCCTATGGGCAAGCCTATGAATACGTCTACGCCGGGCTCACGCCCAAAACATTCGTTGGCTCCGGCTACTCGCCGCAGACCCCCATTCGTGACGCCAATGGCGTACTGAGAAATTGGACTGGCGATAATGCGGGATTCTTCGCTCAATTAGATGATGGCTACACGGATGGTGGAGCGACCTACAGCGCCGACTTCATCTCTGGTTTCGCCGCAATGGGAGATGATGCGCCGCAGGTTGCGGAATTGGAGCTGCTGGGCGACGATGACGTAACGGTCTCTTATTCATTTTCCGCTGATGACGAACTGGCGGACTTCATCGATGTCTCAGGAGAACCGATTGATGAAAGTGATTCTCGCTTCGGTTACAAAATATCGGATAATGGCTGTTACCTGCAAGTTCGTTTTCAATTAACCTCCAATTTAACGGAGAATTTTGCAATCAGCGCGCCCTACAATGTTCCGCTGGTTGTGTACGGCACCATCTACTCCGCAACGCTCAAGATCGGTGCTTCCCAACCAGAGGGGAGAGATTGATGGCCGGACAATACAATACCTACAATGTCATCAACCAGCGCCTCTTGGGTTCCCGGCGCGCTCCACAACCCCCCCGCAACATCGTTGCCCAGCCTAGCTCTTTCGGTGCCGTCGTGACATGGGGTCCTCCAGAAGACTCGCGGGGGATCACTGGCTGGATAGTCTATTTAGATAGCGAGACAACGCCTTTTTCGCGTCCCAATATCAGCGAACTGCGAACTGAAATCCCCATCAACTCGGGGGCCAGCCGCTTTGGAGCCGTCAGCGCCGTAAATGCGAATGGCGTGGAATCGCCGAGGATTCCGTTTATCGCCACGGCCAACTCCGATCTATATGACAACGGCAGCCCAGGCACATCGCCACCGCCCCCTGGTGACTATCGCACTTATCTTGGAACGGGGCAATACGGCTATGGATACCATTAGAATCGATCCCCTTGAATGGAACGTTGGCACGGGTGAGGCGAAGGACCTCGCGCTGTTCGAGGCTATTATGCGCTTTGCGGAGAAGGAGTTTGGGGAACGATTAGCAAATCTTGGAAGCTATCAGCGTGTTTATGCTGTTCGCAATGAAGCTGGCGAAGTTATCGCGCTGAGCGGAGCTGTCGTGAGATTCGATATTCCACTGTTTCACGTTGGCAACCCAAACCCAAGCGACCGGGCGGCAATCCGCGACGCTCTCGCTGGCAGCGACTTGCTCTACAACCGCATGAAGCATTATATTGAGGATGCTGGGGGACGGGGGTTTGATGCATTCGTGTACGTCGCGCCCGATGCGTCGAATAGGTGGGAGAAATTTCTTGCAAGAATTGGCGCTGTTGAGGCACATCGCCACATGGTTCGACTGTGAGGTAATATCATGTGCGGTGGACCTTCACGACAGCAAAAAGACGCGGCTAAGTCTCAATCGGACTTGTCCAAGTATTTAGTTGGCTCCGGTAAGGCGCAGGATGCGTTCAAGATTCCTTACCTTAAGTCTCGCGTCGAGGGCGGGCTCCCATTCCTGAAAGAATATACAGACTACTCTGGTGGCTCACTCGCCCGCTCGCTGGCGCCGCAGCAAGCACAACTCAACTCCCGCCTTAACAGATTCGGCTCCGCGTTGCCCTCCGGCTTTAAAGAACAGACGCTCGCTGATTTTGACACAAGACGTGGCCGCGCATTCGACGATCAATTGCTGCAAGGTCTCTTGTTGGACGAGGAAGCTAGAGCACGCGCCGCTGGTCTTGCCAATCCCCTTGGTTATTTAACCGGCGCGCAGCAAGGAAATGCCAGCATTCTTCAGATGCCACAGGCGAATAGCCCGTGGGGTGGGATACTTGGCGGCGCTCTTAGTGGATTGATAGGATTAGCTTAATGTGCTTTGGCTTGACAAAACGACAACCGGCGCCTGAATTCTTCGCTGGCGCAAACAATCCAGCGGTATTGCCGGGTCAGCCGACTCCCGATTTTAGCACCGCGCCATCCACACGGAGAGTTCCCACGACTTTTGGCAAGTTCTTGAAAGGATTCAGTGGTGGCGGTGGATTCGAGGGGCTTAACCAGCCGCCACGGCAATCTCCTCAGTCCCAGATGGAGATTATGAATGACTCCATTGATCTTGGCAGTCCTCTCATGCAGTCCATCTTAGCCAAGATGCTATCCGAACAGGATTATCAAAGCGTGGTGCCTTATGTTTCTGGGGGGGCGGATTCTCGCCATACCGCTGATGTGCGACGCAGCTAGCAAGATTGGTTCGCTTGGTAGATTCATATTTGGCGGGCGTATGGGTGCGCAACCTGTGTCCACGGAGAATATCGGCGGCTTGCCGGTTCAAGTAAAAGGCCCTGCGCCGCCGCTGCCCAGCCGTTTTCAACAATACGTGGCACCGATTCTTCAAGGTGCCGCCGCCGGAGCTGCCGCTGCTCCGCCGTCATCAACAGGACTTGCCGCCCCAGGCTTCGCGGCGCAGTTCCTTGGGGGATTCGGCGCGGCGAGGCAAGCCGAGGAAGACCGCGAGGAGCGCCAATTTGGACGCCAACTGAAGGTTCAAGACGCCGCCGAGAATCGAGCACGCCTTGGCATTGCGCAGGATGCGGAACAACGAACACGGCAGGAACACGAACGCCGCGCCAGATTGCTTGACTTGCAAACCAAGTTTCTTGAGGATGGTCCCGAGGGTGGTTTTGCGGGAATCCTTCCCGATCTTGGGGAACAGACGCCCAACGAAAAGGCTCGCTTGGGAATGGCAAGGATCGAAGCGATATTAAGTGGTTCCGTAAAGCCCCTTGGCGATGAAATCAGCGCCCTTGTTGCACGGCGTGAGATCGATAGCGCGGATGTTAGAGGAGAAATTTTGCCCACCGAAGCTGCAAAAGGGCTGAGTAGCAGCAAGTCCTTGCCAGATAGTGAGTTTGTCCAAGCTATACGTGATCGCAAGGGCAATTTAAAAGACATCCGTCCTTTCTATCCGATGCGCAAGGAAACGCTTTCAACCGGGGAAATAGTTGTGTTCGACAACCGTGGTCAAATGTTCCGCGTCCCCAAGATCACAACTTCCTCATCGGTGAATGTACCATCGCGCAGCCGGTCAACCGCCGGGACTTCAGTGCCACGGGCAGCAGTGCCATTGAGTGACCTGCAATTCGATGCAAATCAAATACCGCCAAAGCTCAACACCGAGGGCTGGAATCCAAGCGCCATTGTGCCGACGGATGATGAAGATTTGGCCGATATTCGCGCCAAAACTGTGTGGGAGCTGCAACCCAAGGGGCTGCGCAAACTACCCAGCACCTCGCAAGCAAAGCTCGATTTGTATGCGACTATTCTGTCGGACATCCGGGTTAGCAAGAAGTTGGCCGAGGAAAACTCTGGATATCTTGGCGTCATATCCGGTCCCTTTGCGCAGACCCGAGCTGCGGTGGCTGGTTCGAAAAGGGAGTCCATTCTTGGGGTGCCCCCTCGCGTGATGACCATGCGTGCGATCATGCTGAGTTTGCAAGACCGTCAGCTTCGTGAACGTTCTGGTGCGCAGATAAATGAAGCAGAACTGAAGCGTATCGCGCAGTTCTCGCCTAATCCAGACCGCACCCGCGATTGGAACCTACAGCGGTTGAGGTTGATGGAACAAACTGTCCTGGGACAGATTCAGCAAATTTTGGGACGCAGTTCGTTTCCCGGACGCGCATCCGCGCCTGCCAACACCCCAAAGCCGACTCACCAATATAACCCCAGCACCGGCAAAGTTGAGCCGATGCCCGGCAGGGTTGAGTGATCTAATAATGGCTGGTCAAGACAAGAACGTGCAGCTTCCTGATGGCCGCGTCGTGGTGTTTCCGGCGTCCATGTCGGATGATGATATAACCGCCGTGCTCAGAGAGGATATGAAGCTGCAACAACCGGCGCAAGAGGACCCATCCATCGCTCGTGGTGCTGTGTTAGGCATTGCGGAGGGACTCGGCATCCCAGAGACAAGTACTCCAGTCCGAGACCTGGGCCGGGGACTGCTTCATGTAGGCGGCTTAGTTGCGAAATCCGCTGTCCCGTTTTTGGGCACCAAGGCAGCAGCGGAACTCTTTGAAGGTCTTTTTGGGCACCCTCGCCGGGAAGCTATCTCCATAGCCAAGCGAGAAATGACGCAAAACCCGCGAGCGGGAATTCTACGTGTTCTGTCTGAAGTACCGCTTGTGGGTCCGCCCGCAGTGAAGGCCCTTGGCGATGTCGCCGAGGGGTATCGCAGTAAGGACTTCGAGCAGGCAGCGCGGGGTGTCACATCGGGTTTAACGCAGGTTGCAACGCTGGGGTTGGGGTTGGGGTTATTGCGCAAAGGTGCCCAAACGGGTGCCCAAAGAGGTCTGCAAATTGCTGGAAAGCCTTTCCCAGCAACCAAGGGAATGATATCTCCATTGACCAAGACAGCAACGCTCGAAAGTTTGCTCGAAGACGTGCCGCTTATAGGCAAACCAATTAAACGGATGAAAACCAAGATCGTTCCGCAGGCTGCACGGCAAGCAATTAGCGACATCGCGGTGCGGGAAGCTCGTAAATCTGGCGCGCCAGCCGCGAGAATAGGAAGGGGAGCCGCCAATTTCATTGAGGATGTTCGCGGTGCGGGGAATTCGTTTCGGCGCCAGGCTGGAAGGTTGTATAAAACCATTGAGCGGGAATTGGAACCTCTTGAATTAAAAGATACTTTCATTCAATTACAGAGTGAACGTCAGCGCATTCAGAACGTTCGCAACAGCGGAAGACAAATAACGGCTGAGGAACATGTCGCCTTGGAAAAGGCGCTTTCAAGAGTTGAAGATGACATACCGGCGCTCTTCGAGATTGCGGACCGTCCGGAGCTATTAGACATGTTTTCAGACGCCAACTCTCTAGTGGGACGCGGGTATGCTGTCAATGAATTTGAACAGAAGCTATCCAAGGCTACTAAAGGACTACAAGAATCATCCACTCCTCGCGGTGTAAAATCACGCCCACAGGAAATCAATTCACGGGCGTTTTTGAGTAGTGTGCGCAAGATGTCGCAGACCCCCGTGGGTAAAACTGGCGCAACCCGCCTGGAACAGGCGTTTGGCAAAGAGGGAGCTAAGGAAATCGTGAGCGTCGCGGAAATGCTTGATCGTGCGCATTTGGATAAAAGTTTTCCTGCTCGTCTTCGGCAGATGGGCGCGGGCACCATGTACGGTGGGATTGCTGGCTTTGGAGCCTATGTCTCGCCGTTAGCAGCGGGGGCAGCGGGGACAGCCGCATATCTTATCGCACGCAACTTGGCAAACAAAGCGGGGCGCGGCCTGCTGCGTAAGTTCCTAACTATCGGCCCTAGTAGTCCCCGTGCTGCCGTGCTCATTGGCCGCTTGCACGCAAATGCTAGGGATTCTGAAAAGGAAGGTCGGCGGTGAAGCCTATGTCTTCTATTACTCCCGGTGATCGTTTGGTATTCAACGGCTCTTCCAAGGGTGTTGTTACCCACTGCATCACTGGCAAAGATGGACGGATGCACTATATTTGCCGCAATGATAAGACTGGCGGCACTCATTTTGTGAAAGCTGGCACGGCAAGGAAGCTCAAGAAATGAAGAGGCTCATTCCATTTTTAGCGTTAATGCTCCTATTCCCTGTCTTGATGCCCGCACAAACAGCGGCAGTGAGCGGGAGTCTGCGTGATGTAAGCAACACGGCCATTGTCTCCCAAAACACCTATGTCCAATTCGAGCTGCGCGGTTTTGGGGGATTCATCCCGCGTATCGTGTCATCTAGCATCAACGCCGATCCCGTCAAAAAATTCGTCCCCAATGGCAGCGGGGCAATCAGCGGAAACATCATTCGTAACGACTATATCACACCATCCGGGACCTTTTATCGTGTCTGTATTTTCGTGAAATCCGCTCAATATCGTTGCGCTGACTACAGGATCGAGTCCGCAACATTCGATCTTTCGGCAGCGACACCCATAAATATAACACCTCTTGCATCCAACTATATCCTTGGAGCTAAGTCTTACGTTCACACACAGGCCGCGAATGCGCTGACGTGGACGATTCTACATAATTTCGGCGACCCCAACGTCATCGCACAATGCTCCACGACGCTGGGCCAAGTTCTTTATCCTGATACCGTTATCTTGACTGATGCTAACACCACGACCGTTACCTTCACTATTGCGCAATCAGGACGATGCATCGTGATGAACGGTGGAAACGTGGTTCTTACGACGGTTGTCGGTGACGCATTGGTCAAGAATCCCAATGCTAACCAAACCACCATTGGGAACTATGCTCTCACGCTTGGAGGCGGCCTGCTCCCAGCGGCAAGCGGGGCGCAGAGCTTGGGATCGCCAGCACTGCGCTGGAACATTTCCGCTGGCATCCTTACCGCATCGGTGTTTCAAGAAACACGCTATGCCGAGAATTTTACGGGGGCGGACATAGGGGCGAAGGTAAACGCTGCTTACGCTGATCTGCCACCCGCAGGTGGGACCATTGTTATCACGCCAAGCAGCGATGGGTCTTGTGTTGAATTCACAACACCCATTGTGTTTGGTATAAACCAGAAACCAGTGCTGTTAGCAGGGACGCCAAATGCCACTTGTATCCACTATACGGCCACAAGTGGTGCAGCTATTACCTTCAATCCAGGCATGGGAGGGCTTGGTTCCATTTCTCCCCGCAACGGCAGCCAGCAGTTTTATGGAAGCGGCCTGCGCAACATCGTCCTTTTAGGACCAGCATCAGGCACCGCGCAGGGAGTCGTGATGGGAGGAGCGAATGGGTGCGAGGGGGCCATTCTAGAAGGCTTGGATATTGAAGGTTTCTACTATGGGATTTTGCAATCAGATAATTGCATGACATGGACAGTACGGAACTCGGCGATTATGAATAATGATCAAAACATCGTGTTCCCTGCAAGCGTCGCTGGCGGCAGTGAAAATGTCACCTTTGACCGAATTAAGCTAGGCAGCAACCTTCTCGCCATGCCTGTAAACTGCTTTACACTGGACAACGGCAGTCATCTTAAGATGTATGCCCCCAGCTTTGACTCCTGTCAACTTGTCCAAAATGATGGCCACATCACCATGTACAGTCCGCACTTTGAGGCCATCGCGGGAACCCCTACCGGCTGTACATCTAACGATTGGATTGTTCTCAATCGCGGGCGAATGAGCATTTTTGATGCGCAATTCGTCAATAATTGCTCCTCTGGGGCCGTTCCGGCCCAGATTATCACTATCGGTAGCAGTACTGGGAACGCCGAATACTTGCACATTGATGGTGCTGAAATTGTCAACAGCAATGCATCCATCTCTCAATTCATTAAGCAGCAGGGTGGAGCGAGAGTGATTGCCTTGGGGCTAAGCAACAATTCGTCCTTGAGTAATCCTTTTTCAAACGGATATGTCTACCGTTCCGGCGCAACAGGCCCGGCAATTACCTTTCCCGAGACGACCGGAGCACCAGGATCATCAAGCTATACCAACACCACATTCAGGGGCACGACAATCGCGGCGGATGGTGTCATCTTCCCTGAAAGTACCGCGCCAATTGTTTGGAACAGCGGTGCGAACAGTGTCGTGCTGACCTCCGCCGCCGCCACAGGAAACCGCGTGCAGACGCTTCAAAATGTGTCAGGCACGGTCCCGGTTATCATTGCGAGTGGGACATCGGCGCTTGGGAGTTCGTCCGTATCCGCCGGAGCTTGCCCTACTGTCGTTACAACCGCCGCAGCGAATGCATTGTCCACGGATAGCATTGCGTGGGCGTATGCCAGCGTGCCAAGCATACCGGATGGGAAGCTCATTCTGAGCCCTTACGTGAGCACGAACAACGTGAACTGGCGGGTTTGCAATCCCACGGGGGCCGCGCTAATTCCCACGGGGCTTGTCGTGAATTGGAGGGTGATACGGTGATGACGCTCCTTCAACTAGCTCAACAGGCGGTTGAATACCACGAACCTTTTCCGTGGCTGCAATACGGCACGGGGGCCGCACTGGCGTTGTGGTCTCTTGAGAAAGGGATAATTTTGTTTGCCAAATTTCGCAATGGAGGCGGCAAAAAATCCAATTCTTCATCCGGCGACTTTCTTCCACTCCACTGGGAACGGCGTTTTGACCAGTTGGGAACCATTATAGAACGCCAGACCGATATTCTAAAAAGCGTCGCCGAGGGCAATGCACAAATGCAACGAGATGTGGTTGCCTTGTTGGAACGCACCACAAGAGGTCAATGACTTTGTATTATAAAGAGCTTTATTGTACTTTAGGATTGCGATGAAAAAGACCTCGATACTTCTACTCGGATTATTGATGCCGCTGGTTGTGTTTTCACAGACCCGGCATGGGGGCGTTGAACTCGATCAGTTCGCTGGTGTATCCCAGAGCTACACTTCGGGGGCTGCCGTTGCCATTGGGCACATCGTCAAGCTCAACACATCCGGACAAATCATTGAGGTCACGATAGCGGACACTGCGGGGGTGGTTGGCGTAGCAATGGGAACCGCTGCGGCGGCGGGGCAAAATGTTCGCATTGGCATCCTCGGTCAGTTCAGCGCCGTGACTGATGGAGCTTGCGCCAAAGGGCAATTTGCCGCTATCAGTCCCGCAACGGATGGCTTGGTGCGTTGTTCGTCATCACCGTCATCGTCCGCCGAGACCATCGGTGTTTCACTTTCAACCATTGCATCGCCTGGGAACATCACGGTTCTAATCAAGGGTGGAGGCGCATCAGCGAGTGGGGGTGGAACCAATCTCCTGCCGACCGACAATACTTGGACTGGAGTGAATCGCTACAATGCCAATGTCACTGTTTGCGGCCCCAATCCGAGCCATAATCTCATGTGCTTTGGTGGTTACGCATCCACCGTGAACCCGCCCTCGACAACGGGAACTTGCACGGCAACTTCAACAACAGCGGCCATCGCCGCTGCTGGAGACTGGCAGAACGGCCAAGGCATCGTCCTGTGGAAGTGTGGAGCAAATCCTGCGGTGACAACTCCTGGAACTCCCACGGTTACTCCCATTGGCGTCACTGGAGGCGCGGTTAATTACACTTATAAAGTCGTGGCCCACGAAATCAATGGAGCATTGTCGGCAGCATCGCCATTGGGAACAACGACAACCGGGGCGGCAACCGTGGGCACCAACACCATCTCCTTGACGCAGGCCGCCAGAGTCAGCGGTGTGACAACTTACACCTGCGCCGCAGATTGCAATATCGAATCAGGCCGGGACGTAAACATCTCCGGTTTCAGCGGCGGTACGAATCTTTTTAACGGCACAATGGTTGTCACCGGCATACCAACTGCTACTACATTCACCGTATCGCAGGCTAATTTCCCGGATGTAACAGACACCAGCGGCACCCCGGTGGTAAAAATCCAGGCTTGCAATAAGTT